CCAGCAAAAAGCTGAGGCTGATATCGCGCTAAAGCGTGAGAAAATGCAGGCAGATATCCAGATGGAACGCGAGAAAATGCAAATGGAATTGCAGATGCGTCGTCAGGAGCTAGAGTCTGAGGCACAGTTGCGGGCACTCAAGGCTGTAACTGATTCTGACATTTCAACGAACTTACCGAGGTAGATATGTTTAACAGAGACAACATCAATAACATTGACCCAGCGGCTAAGTTTGAAAGCAAAATGCTGTGCAACTTCGGTGGCGGCGGAACAACTAGAGATGACGTAGGCGGTGATTTGGACGCTTTCGGAGGCGCTGGGGCTGATGTTGGATATCAGGGCTCTGGTTATGGCACTTTTGATGGCGGTGGTTCAAATGAATATTCCGCTCCGCCCAGCGATGAAGGCAGAGCAAATATGGCGGCGGCTGTTGTTGCTAAGGCGGCAAAAGAAGCGGCTGAAATGCGCGAGGCAGAAAAGTTACTGGCTGGTGTTAAAGACCTAGAACAGCGACAGGCCGCAGATGCCATTATGGGCATGCCAGCTTACATGAATGCTATTAGCCAGCTTAATCTCAGTAACATCGCTAACCAGATAGCTCAGGGTGGTAGACCTGTTTATAACAATGCCGGTCAGATTATGGGCGTTATGGGCAAGGGTTTATTCGGTGGCACCGTTTATTCAGGCCGACCAGACTTTGACCCTAACCGTACTGAAGAGGGCGGAGACCAGCCGGACAGACCTCGCTATCCGTATCCATATCCTATGACCGCAGAAGAGGAAGCAGAGGAAGAATATCAGTCCAGCATTCCGACGGACTATGTCAGGCCAGAAAATGGGTTCTATCCTGAGACCGGAGCTTATGCCCGCATGGGTCTACTGGATACCATGCCAGAGAACCTGCTGGAATTTATGCCGGACTTTGCCGAGCAGAACAGGGCTTTTCGCATGGGGTCAGCGACTAGACCAGAATATTTCCAAGACCCATATGATTTGAGAGGATACACGTTACTAGGATGAATGAGGGAAAAGCAAGGGAGCTAGTGGACCGTGGCGAAAAAGCGGCGGCCCTAATAAGGAACGAAATTCTTGAGGAGGCTTTTACCAGCCTTGAGACTGAGTTTATACAGGCGTGGAAACAAAGTTCTGTGGAGGATTCACAAAACCGTGAACGCTTGTATATGTTGTGTCAGAACTTATCTGCCGTCAAAGGCTACATTGAAAATGTGGTCTCGTCGGGTAAGCTGGCTAAATCGCAACTAGATGAGTTGCATAACCGCGTAAAATTTGAGAAAAGGAAGTAGAAGCAATGTCCGACAACTCTGAGCAGAACGGAACGCTTTCAATGTCAGAAGCAATGAGCCTTTTAGAAACACCCCCCGTAGAGGACAAGGTAGACGAAGGGCGGCTAGAGGAAACACCTGAAGTTCAGGTCGAAGCCTCGGCACCGGAAACTGAAGCTGACGATGAAGAGGTCTATGAGGCCGAAGCATCTGAGGATGATGGTGATGGTGAGTACGAATTAGAAGAGGGCGACGAAGAAGAAGTCGAAGAGCAACCCGAAATGTACACTGTCAAAGTTGACGGTGAAGAGTTCGAGGTCACGCAGGACGAACTTCTTAGCGGTTACTCTCGGACAAAGTCGTTCACAAAGCGTAGCATGGAACTCGCCGAGCAACGCAAAGCCTTTGAACAAGAGGCCGCGCAAGTGAAGCAGATGAGGGATGTGTACGCACAGCAACTTGAACAAGTTCAAGGGCAACTCCAACAGGCAATCCCTGAACAGGAACCTGATTGGGCGGCACTAGCCAAGGAATATCCGGCTGAGGATTTGATTGTTTATAAGGCCCAACTAGACCAGCAAAAAGAACAAGCTCGTCACGTTGAAGCTGAGAAACAACGCATTCAGCAGGAGCAAGCGCAAGAGCAACAGGTCTTCAGACAGAAGCACTTGGAAGCTCAAAGAGGCGAGATGCTTGACCGCATACCGTCTTGGTCCAATGAAGACACACGCAATACCGAGCGTCAGGAAGTAATTAAGTACGCTCAGTCTCGTGGATTTTCGCAGGAAGAGGTATCACAGGCATCAGATGCCCGTGCTATCGAATTGCTTTATAAGGCGTGGCAGTGGGACAACCTTCAGAAGAAGACTCCCGCCGCGAAGAAAAAAGCAAAGAGCGCACCTAAAATGGCTAAGGCAGGACAGCCTAAGAGCAAGGCGCAAGTTGCAAGTCGTCAACGTAAGCAGGGGCTGGACCGTCTCAACAATGAGCGTTCCGTTGATGCCGCTGTATCATACCTTATGGGTAATTAACTTTTAGGAGGCCAAAATGGCTACTTTCACTACAGCTCTTGCAAAGGGCGAGCGCGAGCAACTCGCAGACGTAATCTATCGGATTGACCCCGATGAAACACCAATTTTTTCAGCACTGAAAAAAGAAACAAGCAACGGCATCTTTACTGAATGGCAAGTTCAGGAACTAGCCGCCGCCGCTACTGATAACCACGCTTCTGAAGGTGCTGATGCATCATTCGGTACGCCTACAGCTACGGCTCGTTTTGGTAACTACCACCAGATTTCAGTGAAGTCTGTTGCAGTTTCTGGAACTCTCGATGTTGTGGACAAAGCGGGCCGTGACAAAGAACTTGCATACCAGAAAGTTCTAAAGTCATTGGAACTTCGTCGTGACATCGAAAAGTCAATCGGCGACACAGACGTAGCACGTTCAGCTTCTGAGCCACGCAAATCTGCGTCTCTCTCATGCTGGATTACAAACGGTTCCGTTGGTGCAACTGCCGGTGCGTTTGCAACAGGCGATGGCACAGATGCAGTGACAGGCGGTGATGACCGTGCTCTGACACTGGCTCTGATTGAAGACGGCATGCAGGATGCATGGACCGACGGCGGAAACCCAAAGATGCTTGTTGCATCTGCGACTAACCGTGCAAACTTCTCTGACCTGTCAGCGTCTGGCAACCTTGTGTCAAACGATGTGAACATGACTGCGGCTAAGGCGACAACATATGTCGGCTCAACTTCTGTCTTCCTCACAGACTTCGGCACATTGGATGTGGCTCCTTCAAGATTCCTCGGCAATGACCGTATCTTCTTGATTGACCCAGACTTCGCGTCACTTTGCACACTGAACGGACGTAACTTCGCTGAGAAAGAAATTGCGGCAACTGGTGATGCAGAGAAAACTCAGCTTATCACTGAGTGGGCTCTGAAGGTTCAGGCACCAAAGGCACATGCAATGATTTTGGACCTTAACGGTTCTTAATAGCATTGAGGGGGCGGGCAACTGCCCCCTCTACCCATCAGGAGGACAATATGAAAAGAGTGTTAAGTAAAGACCCAGTCACGGGCAAAGAATTATACCTGCACCAGAACGCAGACGGCACTGAGGTCATCGAGCAGACCCAGCATTTCGACGGCCTCATCACACTGAACAAGCACATGAATGACCAGTGGCAAAAGGGCCAAATGCGCGGAACTCAGAAGCATATGTCCCATGTGGCAGAGATACCCAATATAGTGTATGCTCACCTCATAGAAAAGTTCGGCAAGCCCGCTGATAATCCGAAGGCTTGGAAGCAGTGGCTGAACGACAGTGAGAACAAAGCATTTAGAACGGGCGGCGGTAACATATGAGCATAGGTAGTTACGCAGAGTTAAAAACTGCAATCGCAAACTTTCTGGCGCGTGATGACCTCACTGCACAGATACCAATGTTTATCGAGCTTGCAGAGGGCCGCATGAGCCGTGAGCTTGAGACCCGCGAGCAGGAGAAGCGTTCAACAGCAACGCTTACATCCGGCGACGAATACATAGCTCTGCCAACTGACCTGCGGGAGGTGCGCGAAGTAAAGCTAAACACTGACCCCGTGCAGGTGCTTACATATTACAGCCCGTCATCTCTGGATACCTCATACGCCTCATCCGGCGGCGGGCGCCCAGAGGGGTTCAGCATTGTCGGCAAGGAAATGAAAATTCGGCCCGTGCCTGATGATGCTTACACAATGGAGATTGTCTATATCGGCAGTCTCGAAAGCATCTCAGACACAGCCACCCCGACACTATTCCTTCGGAGCCCAGACTTGTATTTGTATGGTGCACTAGCGGAGGCATATGCCTACTTACTAGATGAGGCGCGGGCCTCTCAGTATGATGCCAAGTTCACACGCGGCATGGAGGAAGTAAAAGTAGACGAGCAACGCGCACATTACGGCACGGGTAGCTTACAAATCCAAAGCATTTATTCACGACAAAACGCTGTAGCGGAGACCTAAAAAATGTCAGCATTATCAGATTATTTAGAGAATGAAATTCTCGACCACATTCTCGGAACTGGTGCTTACACCATGCCGACAAATGTTTATGTGGGCCTATCAACGGGTTCGTTCAATGATGACAACTCCGGCACAGAATTGTCCGGCAGTGGTTACACTCGCAAGGTTATCACCTTCAACGCGGCATCTTCGGCAACTGCTGATAATAATGCGGCTGTTGAGTTTCCAGCGGCGACAGGTTCATGGGGCACTGTGAGCCACTTCGGTCTGTTCGATGCGGCATCATCCGGCAACCTGTTGGTCCACGGCGCATTTACCACTGGCAAGGCTATCGCTTCAGGTGACATCCTAAAGATACCGGCGGGCGACCTAGACATCACAGCGGCGTAAGGTTAGGCAATGCCTACAGGGACACCCAGCCTCGACAACTTTACTAAGAACAACTTAGACACGCTGACCGTATCTCTGGACAGCGCGTCTTTTCTTACGAGTGTTGACTGGTCTAACCCGACCCTTGAGCAGTTAGATGCTTGGGGCACTATGGACGCTCTGGACGGCTTTGGCACGTTAGAGCAACTAGCTGACCTAGACGTAATACATTGCTCAGGCTCGGCCCCTATTGCCTTTACAGCAACGGCGGCTATTCAGTTTGCTATTGATGTGGCTGGCACGGCAAACATAGCTGTCACTGCGACATCAGATGCCGACAGAATAAGAACGATGTCTGCCAGCATTACGGGCGCATTCGGCTTTACAGCAACCATTACCCCGCTGAGGCAAATGTCCGGCACAGCGTCTATTGCTGTAACGAGCGCGGCAGATTATAACAGGCTCATCAGTTTAGCTGGTACGGCCTCTGCTGTTGTCACAACAACGGCAAACAGTAATATCCTGTATCTGGCTGAGGGCACTGCAACGGCTGAGTTCACAGCAACCGGCGCTACAACTGGTGTATTCGTGGAAGCTGGCACAACGCAGGCGCAGATAAGTGTGACCGGCACAGCGAAGGTTCTGGGTGAGGATTGGATAGACAATTCAATCGGAACAGAAACGTGGTCTGATATAGCGGTTGGCTCAGAGGTTTGGGCTACAGTAGCAACTGGCAGTGAGGTTTGGGCAAGACAATGATGCAGTTCGGTGAGTGGCTCCCTGACCAGCCTAATTTTATGAACCAAGGCGTATCAGTCGCAACTAATGTGGTTCCGGTTCTCAGCGGCTATTCTAGCCTGAGCGAGTTTGTGCCGTATTCCGGCGCGGCTACAAACACAATTCTGGGCGTATTTGCGGCAAAGTCAGATGATGGCAATACAAAGCTGTTCGCCGGTGATAGCGCAAAGCTATACGAATTTGATGCCAGTGATTCGAGCTTGGATGATATCAGCAAGGCGGGAACACCTGCATATGACCTGTCGAGCAGTGAGCGCTGGAAGTTCGTTCAGTTTGGCGACACGGTTTATGCGGCTGGTGGCATTGGCGAGGAAATGCAGAAATTTCAGTTAGGCACTGATACTGTGTTCTCTGACGTATCGGGCGCACCTAAGTCTGACTTCATTGCCGTTGTGCGTGATTTCGTGTGGACGGCTAACCTCGATACTGGTGCGGGGCGAAAGCCATACCGTGTTTATTGGTCTGCGTTCAATGACCCCACGGGCTGGACATCTGGAACAAATCAAAGTGACTTTCAGGATATTCCAGATTCAGGAGCAATCACAGGAATTGTCGGCGGAGAATATTGCACAATCCTAATGGAGCGGGCGATTGTTCGGGCAACCTATTCTGGCCTGCCGCTGGTGTTTCAGTTTGATAAAGTGGAAACGGCGCGTGGCTGTCAGGTTGCGGGCTCTGTCTGCAATATTGGGCACAGTGTGTTTTATCTGTCAGACGATGGTTTCTATATGTTTGACGGTCAGGGCTCAAAGGCTATTGGCGCTGAGAAAGTGAACCGCTTTTTCTTCGATGACTTTGATTTCAGCTTTAAGGATAAAATGACATCCACAGTAGACCCGCAGGCCCAGCTTGCCGTCTGGTCGTATGTCTCTAATAGCTCTCTGGATGGCACCCCTGATAGGCTCCTCATATATAACTATGCTCTGAACCGCTGGTCACTGGCTAACGTATCAGCCGACCTCATAGCCCCATTCTTTACGGCTGGCTACACTCTTGAGGCTCTGGATAATATCAGCGCCAGCATTGACGGCTTGCCCGCGTCTCTGGATAGCGCATTGTATAAGGGTGGTCAGTTCCTGTTCGGCGGAGCTTTGGGCACTAAAATTCACGCATTTACTGGCGACCCCCTGACCGGCACTATTGAGGCCGGAGAGAACAGCTTGTCTATGGGCAAGCATGCAATCGTCACGCGGGTCTATCCATACCATGAGGGCGGCGCTGTTACTGTAGAGGTCGGCACTCGCAATGTTCACACAGAAGACGCGACTTTCTCAACAGCCATTGCGCCTAATGCAGACGGGTTTGTCCCGTTTAGAGAGCAGGGCAGATACCACCGAGTTCGGATGAACATCTCCGGTCAGTGGTCGCTTGCTCAGGGCATTGATGTTGAGGCTAGAGAGATAGGACGCAGATGACGCGCACGACAAACTATCGCATCCTCAACCCGATTACAGCCACAACGCGAGAAGTCGCAGAAGTGCTGAACAGGACGGTTGATGGCAAGCTAAACAGCGTGGGCGAGTTCACCATAGCGCAAAGCTCAACATCAACAACGGTGACAGACCCACGGGTAGGCAAAGAAAGCGTTATATTGTTTAGCCCTCTGGATGCACATTTTTACAGCGTGGAGCCGGTGGTTAATACGCTAAACAACGGAAGTTTCGTAGTGGAGAGCAAAAGTCACGGTCACGCAACGGCGGTTGGTTATGTCATTATTGGATGAATATGAAAGATTGATGCATCACATAGAGGCCGCATTAGGGTACGCTGGAAACAGTCACACGGCGCTGGATGTGCTGGACGCTATACGCTCTGGCAAAGCCCAGTTTTTTCCGTATGAAAATTCTGTTATAGTGACGGAGATAGTTGACTACCCGCAGAGAACGTCCTGCCGAATCTGGTTAGCCGGTGGAGATATGGACGAACTGATGGAAGCTGAAAAAGAGGTTGCAGAATGGGCCAAGGGCCACGGATGCGATTCAATGGAAATTATAGGACGTAAGGGCTGGGAGCGCCAGCTTAACGAATATCAGGCGACAGCCACATTATTGACAAGGAATTTGTAATATGAGCAAGGGCGGCGGAAGTTCACGGACTATCACACAGTCCACACAGGCACCGGAATATGCACAGCCATTCTTGAAGACGGGGCTGGAAGAGGCCAAGCGTCTCTATGAGAGCCCGACACCTCAGTATTACCCTCAGAGCACAGTTGTAGGCTTTGCACCTGAAACGGAGCAAGCACTGAGCGGATACCGTTCACAAGCTCTTCAGGGTAGCCCGTTTGTTGGCGCGACGCAGGACGTTGTAATGCAGAACCTGATGGGCACTAACCCGCTCATGTCAGCGGCGATGCAACCCGTTCTGGAAAAAATGCAGGGTCAACTCTCTCAGTCTGGCAGATATGGCTCTGGCTACGGAGATGCGGCGATTGCACAGGCATTAGCTCCTATGGCCTATCAGGCACAACAGGCGGCGATTGCACAGGCGCCAGCGGCCCGTCAGTTCGGCTTCGCTGACCTAGAGACACTTGCACAGGTTGGCGGTGCTAGAGAGGCTCAGTCGCAGGCAGAACTGCAAGCTGATATACAGAGGTTCCAGTTTGAGCAGGCACGGCCTACGCAGAAGCTGGCAGACTATATGCAGTTTGTGCAGGGTGGCTCAGGCGCACTCGGTGGTCAGCAGATAACTCCGGTCACACGCAACCCAGCGCTAGGGTTTCTCTCCGGCGGTCTAGCTGGCGCACAGGGCGCTAAGATGCTGGGCATGACAGGCGGCGGCGCACAGGGGCTTGCCGCAGGTGGCGCATTGTTAGGAGCATTCGCATAATGGCAAGAATACCTACAAGATTAAACGGCGGTGCGGCGGGCAGTCGGGCGTTTATGAACATGCTTTATCCGCAAATGGCGTCAGGTCCGGCGATGTCAACTTTGACAGCAAGGCCAGCGGCAGGCGGTCAGCCAGTCACCAGAGGCACTCCGCCTATGGCACTCGCACAGCGGGCACAGCTTCCGGCTTATGGCCTGAAAGCGGCGGCTATGAGAGGCCCACAGACAGCAATGGGTGCAACACCACCCAAGAAGCCCATGAGCCTCATGGAGCGTCTGTCTCCTGAGCTTGGCACACCGGCCTCGGCTGGCTTAGGCGCGGCGGCGGCAACAGGCTTGCAGTTGTCAGGCTACAGCCCGACACCGATATCCACGGCGCAGGGCTTGGGTGCGATGATGCAGTCCGGCATGCAGGCGTACACCGCTGAGAAAAAAGCACAAGCGGCGGCAGAACTTGCAAAGCAACAGCGCGACACTGATATCAGATTAAAG